GCGTTATGATGAACGCACAGTTAAACAAGCCAACTTAGCAAAAACATTAGGTAAACTGCGTAAGAAGAAGAAAGGGAAGTAATGGCATTTAATTATCGTCAAAGTTTAAAAGGTGAAACAGTTGCAAAAGGAGAATCTGTTGATAGTGGAATTTCTACAACTTCTTTTCCTACTGATTTTAAAGATAAGTTTGTAGCTAGATTTAAAGACGTTACACAAGATCCAAGCAAAGTATCTTTTGGTGTTTTTAGCAATAAAGATGCTGAAGAGTTTGCAAAATCAAAAATTCCAACTTTTGATAATGTACCAAACTTTGAAGATCCGCAATCTAATTTAAGAGCGCAAGATTTTTTAAATAAATATCGAGTTTCATTTATTGTTCCAGACGAAGAAAAAGCTTCAGCAGAATCTACGGTAGGATATATTGCAGGTGATCCGCGTTCTAACTTAACAGGTAGTTTTCCAGGGGGCATGGAAGTATCATGATTCGTCAAGCCGGACAAGCATTAGGAGCATTCTTTTCTCGCCCTGGTGTTCAAAAGTTTGCTAAAGAAGCCGCAATGAATGCTGCTATTGAAGGTGGTGTTGGTGTTGCTGCAGAACAACTTCTTCCTCGTGCTTTGGGTGTTACACCAGAAGCTAGTGTTGCCGAAAGCGTTATTCGTCAAGGTGTTGGTGCAACTATTGGCTCTCCAGTTGCTACTGCCTTGCAAAGTAAAGGTCTTCCACAATCAGTTGCTAACCTTGCTGGATCCTTTGCTGGACAACCTGTTGGTCAAGCTGTAGCTCAAGCTGTTTTACCTGGTCAACAATCCTATCCACTTGGCATTGATCCTGAACCCACAGAGGCAGGTCATGCTGGTTATGGACAACTCATGGCTAAACAACAAATGGAAGCCATCGCAGAACGTGAACGATATAACAATATGATCAACCTTGCGCTTGCTCGTAACTATAGTCCTCCAAGTTTTATTCATCATCAAAGCAGCGGAACCTCTCCCCAAGACACTGCAATGAATATTGTTAAAGCTGGTTTTAGCGCACCTAGCTACGGGTAAACATGAACTTTAACTATTTAACAAATAGTGCTGAGTTTGTAAAACGTTTTGCGGGAGACGTTGCTGATGCAATGCGTGCTGGCATTAATCGTGCGCCTTGGGGACAATACGTTAGTTCATTTGGAACACAATACGAAGGTCCGGGTGCTCAGGCTGTAGGAACAGCTGCACGTAAAACAGCAGAAGCGGCAGCAGATGTTTTAACTGATAAATCAAGACGTAAAGTTTGGGCATACACCAACCCCTGGCGGATGGCTGGAATGGTGGGTCAAGAGCTTGGTCCAAGGCTTGGTGTTGGACCTACAGCAGGTGCCGTTGCAGCTTTTGGTATCCCCGCCATGATTCATACTTTAAGCGGTACCTCAGGCTCTATTACTGAAGGATTACGTCCGGCTGGTTACAAAGCAGTTTATCCTGTTTCAAAAAAAGAAGATCCAACTGGTCGTACAGTTAAATCAGCACCGGTAGAATTTGGAATGCGTTATGTTTTAGGCCAACGTAGCCAGCTTTTACCATATCAAGAATTTAAAAAAGAACGTCCTGATGTAGCACCATCAACATTCTCTCAATATCGTCGTTATCAAACAATGAAACCAGAGGCTGGAGAACTGATTAAAGTTGATCCAGAAAGCCAATCTTTTAGTGCTTTAGGTGGCGTCATTCGTGGCAGTGCTCGTGGTCTTAATGATCCTGAGCTTCGCATTAAAGGTTTACCAATTACTGCAAGTGCCGCATTAGGTACCGCTGCTGGCGCCGCAACAGTTCGTGGTTTGGCTGATACAATTAAACCTGCCCCAATTGATTCAAAAGTTACTAAAGCAGCTCAAGATCTGATGTTTAAAAAACGTGATCTTGAGAATGAATTAAGGCGTACTACTTCTTCTGAATTCAAAGAAGAAATTCAAAAAGAACTTGGTCGCACTGCACAAGAATATGCTGAAACATTAAAAGGAATTCCCAAACTTAATGTTGCTCAAAAAGTTGGTCAAGCTTTAGGAGACTTTAAAGATCCAGCATTACTTGCGGCTGGTGCCGCTGCTGCATTAGGTACAGCTGCTGTTACCAAAAAGTTAATGCAAAAAGCACAAGAACGTCGAATTAAAAAAGAAGATCCCGTAGAATATTTAAAGTATAAACATGGTGACTTTGCTACTGCTGCTCAAGCTTTAAAACAACCCGAAGCACGTAGCTGGGAACAACTTTCACAGTACGTTAAATAAAATGAACACCGATTTTAGAACTGATTGGAATACTATTGGGGATTATACCGGTTTATCTGGTAAACCGTATGATTCAGGTTCTATTTGGTCTGGGCAAGATAAATGGAAAGACGCTTTATCAAAAGGCATAAGTTGGTTGTCAGGTACCGGTAAAGATAAGTACCGCTCACAAGCAGAACGTCAACAAGGCGGTGTTAGCTTTATGCCTCGTTCTGGTGGTGGAGGCCAATTCCAGCAAGTTGCACCCGACATTTCTGTTTGGATGCCACCACAGGATCAACCTTTTACCGCACAAGCACCAAAAAGTGGTGGTGGAATCGGTTCTACAATTGGTGGAGCACTTGGAACTGTCGGTGGTGCATTAATTGGTGGTCCTTTTGGTGCCTCAATTGGTGGTTCAGCTGGTAGTGCAATTGGTGGATTATTTGGATAAAAGGTTACTTCCTGTAAAATGTTAATTAAGAGGTATTGAATTATGGTTGGTGCTGCAATTCCAATTTTAAGTAAAGTTGCTCAGTTTTTACCTTTGGCAACTGCAACGCTTGGTGCGCTACCAGGTCTTCGAGAAGGCGATCCCGTTAAAGCAGCAGCTGGTGCAGGTCTTGGTTATCTTGGTGGACGTTTTGCAAAAGGTAAAGCAGGAGTTACCCCAAGCGGAACAGCTGGTCTTGCAGCTGCTCCAACCGCAGCACAGCGAGCCTCAGGTATTGCACGAATGGCGGTTCCTCTTGCTTCTGCTCCTTTAATTGGTAATCTTGCATCTACAGGCGGCGGGGTTGTTTCAGGCTTGACTCAAGGGGCAGGCCGCATGGCAGGTGACCTTGCAAAAAGTGCTTCTCAGGCTGCTGGTCTTGGACGTGCAGCAACTTATTCGTATGATCCGACCACTGGAATGCCAGTTTATGATGCTGCTGCTGTTCCAGCAAATCTTCCTAGTCCTGCTGGTTTGCTAACACAGCAAAATCCGATTAGTGCATACCAAGCTAATCTTCTTTACAACAAACAACAAGGAGATATTAACATAGATCAACTAAAGAAACAGACTCAATACATGGCGTCCATTCTGGATGAAGCCAAGCGCCGCGAAATGGAACGTCAACTTGCTGCTGCTAAAGTTCGCCAAGAACTTCAAACTGGTGCTCAACTTACTGCACAAGGTCAGCTTGGTGCACAAGCTCTTGCTCAACAAGGTATGGGTGCTATTGGTCAGGGTCTTACTGCTCAATATCAATATGGTTGATTATGGCAATTACACCAAAAGGCCAGCTTTATAAATTTTCAGAAGAGATGAAGTTTAAGCCTTCAGAGGCTTTTGCTAATGTTCCTGCATTAAATATTGCTGAACGTGTCCCGTTTTCAGTTGTTGGAATTGATATGACAACTGGTAAACGTAATGTAGATATTCAGCAACCACAAGCTCAACAACCTAGTATAATGTACGATGGAGAAGGTGCTATTCCTTCTTTTAAAAACTATTTAGAAGTTGTTGAACCTTTTATTGGTAGACAGCGGGGCCAACAACTTGCGTTCCAAAAAGCAGTTTCCGATCTTGAAGCGCAACAACAAGTTGCTTTAATTAATCAGCTTTATCCAACAATTAGTAAAGCTGCACAAGAAGCAACGCAACGTAACTTAGCGGCTACACTTGCTTATGAAAAAGGTTCTCCAAAACAACGTCAAGCTCGGATGCAATCAGCTCAAGCTGGTGAAGCTACAATGATGCAAGCCATTGCAAACCAAGCGCAAGCTGCAGCAGCAATGCGTGGTCGTTATCAAGGTAAAAACGTTGGAATTGCTTGATTTAAAATTACACTACTGAGTTAATGGCAGACAATGGGCGAAAGTAAACCATCACCACCAAAAGTAAAATATAAACCGGCGCCCTCGCCACCAAAACCGGCACCAGTACCAACGCAATCTTTTAGAACTCAACTTGAGCTTACTAAAGTTAGCAACGCTCAGCAGCGACTTAACATGGAGCTTGGTGCTGAGCTTGATCGTGCCAATGAAGAGTTCTTTGCTGGTCAAGACATTCGTCGTCTTCAAGCGCAAGGTGCTGAACAACGTCTCAGCACTCAGGTCGCTGCTCAAGAACAACGCAAGACAGTTGCTGCTACTGGTTTCCAAGAAAGGCTTAATATTGCTGCCACAGGTCAACAGCAACGCGCAACAGTTCGAGAAACTGGTGCAGAAGAACGTAAAACCATCGCTGCTACTGGTACTGAACAACGTTTAACCCAAGCTCAACTTCTTGCAGGTCAGGAAAGACAAATTGCTCTTACCGGCCAAGAACAACGTGCAACTCAAGCCCAGTTACTTGCTGGTCAAGAACGTCAGATTGGTTTAACAGGTCGAGAACAGCGTGCAACGCAAGCCCAGTTACTTGCTGGCCAAGAACGACAGATTGGTATTACCGGTCGAGAACAACGTGCAACTCAAGCCCAGTTACTTGCTGGTCAAGAACGACAGATTGGTTTAACAGGTCAAGAACAACGCAAAACGCAAGCTCAGTTACTTACTGGTCAAGAACGCCAGATTGGTTTAACAGGTCAAGAACAACGTAAAAACATTATAACTACTGGAGAACAACAACGTCTGACGCAAGATCGATTACTTGCTGGTCAAGAACGACAGATTGGTCTTACTGGTCAAGAACAGCGTAAAACGGTCGTAACCAGTGGCGAACAAGAACGTCTTAATATTGCAGCAACCGGACAAGAACAACGCAAAACGCAAGCCAAGTTACTTGCTGGTCAAGAACGTCAAATCTCATTGGCTGGCCAAGAACAACGTACTACCATTGGTAAAACCGCTGAAGAACAGCGTCTTACTAATCTTCAACAAGAGATGTTTAGGCGTTATAAGGAAGAGCGGGATTATCAGCAGGCCAGAAGTGCTTACAGATCATGAACACTTGGTTAAATACTTTACCTGAAAAAGACAAGGAAGCCTATCTAACCTTTTGTAAGAATATAAGTTCACCTATTCAAATGTACCTGTATGCCAGGTTTCTTGGCTTTACAGGTACAATTGTTGAATGTGATCAGTGGTCTAAAGAAGAGTTTCAAAAGCGTAATCTTAATAAGATTCTTGAAGCTGAGATTGATTTTATGCAGAAAGATATTTCTAAGCTGCGTGATGGTATTGATCTTGGCGTTGTAAAGCAAGATATGGGTGCAGCACGTATTGCAATGCTTCAAAAAGAATTGCGTGGTGCTATCAAACAAATCAATGATGAAAAGTATTTATCAGATAAACAAGGTTTGATTCTTGCTGGTGCTGATCGTGCACTTAGGGAGATTCTACTCATCTTTAAAGATGACCCAATTGAGCAACCGCTACAAGAAGCAACAATGGGCGTCTGGACTAAGATCTTGGCAGAAGAATCTTAAGATTTAGTAGGTTAATCTTAAGTCATGGCAAATACATCTCTTTATAGCGTTTACAGACGCACAGCTCGTGCTGCAGCAAAGCAACAAGTAGTTAAAAAAACATCTGACATTGATGTTGAAAAAGCAAGAACAGATTTTGCATACTTCTGTAATGTTGTAGGAGATAAGCCACCAGCCAAACATATGATGCTTTGGCATGAGCATCTAAATACGCATGAAGACAGTGAATGCCTTGTTAACATTGCTGGTCCCAACGTTGATATTCTTGCTCCAAGGGGTAGCGCAAAATCTACAGTTTTAGGTTTGTTTACTGCATGGGCTATTGGCAATCATGCAATGCATCGCAAGCCTCTAAAGATTCTTTATATCTCTTATACCGTAGATGTTGCACGTCCTAAAAGTGCTGCTATTAAAAGAATTATTGAAGAAAGTAAAGCATATCGTGAAATCTTTCCTAATGTAAAAATTGCAAAAGGAATTAACTCCAATGAATACTGGAGTATTGATTGGAAGTTTGCTGGTATTCGATCTACTGGTGAAGAAGAATTTACATTGTGTTGTGCAGGTCTTAAAGGTGCTGTGACATCTAAACGTTCGCATTTATGTATTATTGATGACGCGATTAAGTCAGCTGATGATATTAAAAATAAAGATATTCGTGTAGCAATGGAAGATAATTGGAACTCAGTTATTGTTCCTACTATGTTTGAAGGCGGGCGTGCTATCTGCCTTGGTACTCGATTCCGACATGATGATATTCATCAAACAACATTTACACCAAATAATGATTGGATTCAAATTGTTCAATCCGCAATTACCGTAGATAAAGATGGAGAGGAAGAGTCGTATTGGCCAGAGATGTGGTCATTAGATTATCTTCGTGATCGCCGTAAAAAAGCACCAATTAGCTTTAGTTTTCAATATCAAAACAAAATTGTTCAAACCAGTGAGATGTCAATCTCTCCTGACCTTATCATTAAAGGTCAGATTCCAACAGAGTTTGATTCCCTTGGTGTTGGCGTAGATCTTTCTGCTGGCATTAAAGAGCGTAATGATTACACTGTTTTTGTTATGGGCGGACGTATTAAAGAGAAGCTTTATATCATTGATTGCAAACGCATTAGGGTCATGGGAAACATCGAAAAATTAGAAGCCCTAATGGAGATGATGTATGAGTGGGGGGTAATACATAAAGACGGTGACCAATATTATCCCACTGGCAGCAATATTGATATTTGGTCAGAAGCTGTTGCATACCAAGCATCGCTAGAAGCTGATTTCAAACGAATCTGTCTTGGTGAACACGGTCTTCATAATATGCTGTGGCATCCAGTTAAAGGATTCCGTGGAGATAAGGTTGCCAGGTTCCGTGGCATCATGGGTTTATTTGAACGTCATAAAATTACTTTTAATAAGTATCGTAAGTTCCAAGCACTTACTGATGAAATTATTAACTTTGGTGTTAGCTCACACGACGATACGGTTGATGCTCTTGTTTGGCTCTGTAACGGTTTAATGACTCGGGGAAAACTCCAAGTTGAATTTTAATACTTGACAGAATAAGGATTACTTCCTATAGAGTGTTTACGAATTAGACTATCTAAAGTAATTCCTAATGGCTTCTAATTTCTTTTACGAAGGTATTGAACTTGAGCAAGATGCTTATGGTTCTGCCATCATTAATCTTCCAGATGAACTCTGCCATGACCTTGGTCTCCAACCTGGTGAACGGTTTGAAGTTGAAGCAGATGAAGAATCTCTGACCTTCAAGAGGATTGCACCTGGTTATGAAATTGAGGCATAATAGAACAAAAGACTGTAGCTAATGAGCGAGACCAAAGCAGTATTTGAACAAATGCTTAATTCGGTCGTCAACCGGGAGTCAACCGGTGGCGCCGACACAATGCTGATTAGCGCTCACCTATCTCAAATGAAAATGTTTGGGATTAGGCAGGGTGTTGAGTTTTATCCCGAACAAGATAACTTTGGTACTCAGCGCTTTGATTTTATTCAGCAAGTCATCAAATTCAATAAACTTGATGCCAGGTTAGATTCAATTTGGGATCGTTTCCTTGCTCATGGTAAAGGTCTTTTTTACATTAGACCAACAGAAAAAACGTATCGGTTGTATTGGTTTGATAAAGATGCTTACCGTAGTTACTACACACCAGAGGGTGATCTAGAAGAAGTTATTATCATTTATCCTTATAAAGTAAAATCCTCTAGTGGTTTTGCTGGCGTTGGTCTTTCAACAGATAAACGTTACATGCGTCTTCGCATTACAGCAGATACCATTGAGGAGATGCATAGTGAACAAGAACTTAGTTTTGATACACCAGAGGAATTTACAGCAACTCAAAAAAAGACGTTAACAAATACACTGCAGTTTATCCCTTGTGTTGAAGTCTTCAATAATCCTGATGCTTTTGGTACTGATGGTAATGGTGAGTTTGATTGGTTAGCAAACCAGGTCGTTGCTCATGATGAAATGGTTAAAAACATCAGGGCAAACCTTTCGTTCTTTGGTAATCCGACACTTTTATCATCGCGTCCAAAGCAAGATATTGTTGAATCAAATAATCTTGATACACCACAACGTCCTAGTATTTCCAGTCAATCTGGTTTTACTTCTGACCTTAGTATTCTTCAATCAACATATAAACAGGATCCTGTAACAAGGAATCCTGCGGGCTACATCGGTAGCCCTGGTGGCGGAATGCGCGTACCACGTGTAATTGCAAACCTGGAACCAACTGATCGTGTTGGTTTTATTACTCCTAATGCAATTAGTACAGATCAAGCACGTTACGCAGAACAGTTGCGTTCTGAAATTCGTCTTGCTCTGGGTGGTATTGATGACCTTTCAATTACTAATGTTACTGCAACTGAAATTAAATCTGCCTATGGTCGTGTGAGTGCTACAGCTAAAAAGAAATGTTTGCAATTGTATAACTATGGTATCTGTAGGTGTTTTGAGTTAATGATCTTCCAGGAAGAGCAAATCTTCCGCAAAACATTAGCGCACGCTTCTGGTATTAAATATCCAGAAGCACCGGCAGATGAAAGTAAAGAAGCACTTGAAAAGTATAACAAACAAAAAGCAACTTATGAAAAAAAATTAGACAAAACAATTAACAACGCTCTGGAAACAAAAGAGGTTCCAGATGGTGTCTTAGGGCTTGCTCCTGATGGTGATCGAACTGTTTCATGGAGGTGGATGGGTCCTGTTTATGAAGACACTGCACAAGATAAATTAAATCAATCTATCTTTACTCGTAACCTACAAGAGTTAGGGGTTGATAGCATTGAAGCACTGAAGTATTTGTTTCCTTCAAAAACGGATGATGAAATTGCCGGAATGCTTTCCGGTTTTCCATTCCGAATGGTTGGTCAAGTACAGAAGGCTTATTCGCAATTCATTGATTTAATCAATCAAGAAATGCGAACACCGCATCCTCAGCAACCGGATCTTCCAATGGCTGCGGATCCACGACTTGATCTCACTCCTTTCCTTTACAGAACTTTAGAAAGCCTACAAAAAGAGGTAACCTATGCAGGCCGATACCGTAATGCCGACCCAATCGGCACCCCAAGCATCCCCGACCCAACCGAGCAGCTACGCGGCTCCAGTCCAGACCGCAGCTACGGCTCCAGCGGTTTCTACCAATTCCCAATGGGTGGCACCACAGCAAACAACAGTGGCCCCAGCCCCGCAAATGCAGGCCCAGATGGGGGTGCAGGAACAATACAACCCTACTCAATACTCCCCCCAGGTGCCCCAATCGGTACCACAGACGGACAACCCCTACAAGGAAGCGTTCAATCGAGTAGTGGGGCTCCTGAGTTCACCAGTGCAGCTCCCGTTCCTGGGTCAACAGTCGGCGCAGAACCAACAAGCCGTCCCGGCCAATTACAGTTCCCCGCAGGTTCCCCAGTACAACAACCTGGATCAGCCGATCTCGCAGCCTGGGATCGTGAACAACCCGGCTTACTCCAGCGGTTATTCCCAAACTTCGCAGGAACTCAGCCGGGACCAGCTCCTCGCAAACGGGGTAAGCGAAGCAAGTCTTGAAGTTATTGATCATTTCGGTGCTGATGCTCCTGCCATCTTAAATCAGTACAGCTGCAAACTGGAAGATAACCTCATTCAAAATAATGAGCAGCTTCAGCAAGCTGTTGGTCTTCTTCAAGAATTGGCTGATGAGCATCGTGCTTATGAAAAGATCCTGACCGATCCTGATGTGCTTGCTGATTACACCTGTGAGTTCTTTGGTGAAAATGGTCCTTATCCTATTCCCGATGAGGAAGTGGGTTATGGTCAAGCCCCTCAAATGATGCAGGCTCCTCAAGCTCCTCAGGCACCTCAGGCTGCCCCTCAACAGTACATGCGTCCCGAAATGCCGGTTCCCCCTCAGCCGCAGCCTCAGGGCAATCCTGCTGACTTCTGGAACAGCTTTGGTAACCTTGCTGATCGTGATCCTGCTAATGCCTGGCGTTATCTAAATGCTGCTCAGCAAAATCCTGAAGTGTTCCGCAGCAAAATGCTTGTGATGGAGTGATCTTGTAAGTAATAATTACAAGTTGTAAAATAAGGGGTAGCAATAACTGCCCCTTTTTTATTTAATAAAAACCATGATGATGAATAACAAGAAAAAAGAGCAGCGAATGGCTGGTGATCGCATGGCCTTTGGTGCTGGCAACATTACTGGCCCTGGTGAAGAACGCCGTCAACCTGAGCAAGTGCAGATTGGTGATCCTCATGGTCAAGGTCAGATGATGCCTCAAGATCTTGCTGGTGGTTACCTCAACCTTGCAATTCCTGGTTCACCTCTTGGTCAAATGGGTTTGATGTCTGGCATTACTGCACGTAATGCTCAGATTACGCAAGATGCTATCCAAGCTCAACAATTGCAACAGCTGATGGCAATGCAAGCAATGCGTGGTCAGCTTCCTGTTGGCATGATGCCCCAACAACAACAAGGTTGATCTATGGCAAAGTCAGCAAAAAAAGCCGTTAAGAAAGCACAGCAAGCAAAAGATATGATGTTGCAAGCTGCTATGCAAGCAGAAATGATGCAGCAAAGTGGACCAATTGATCCCGAAATTCAAGCGCAACAAGTTGCAATGCAAGTACCAACGGTAAATCCGTATGGACGCATGGGAACTGTTCCACCAAATATTTATGATTATGACAATCGTTTGAGTGGTTATATTGGTATGCAACCTGTATTCAATCCTGAAGTTTAATTATTAATCACTATAAATAAACCCCTGATATAATTTTAAGTAATGGGACTGTTGTTCCAGGAGTGATAACAGTTTGTCTGTTATCGAAGTCTTTAGTTAAAGGCTTCTGACATCAGCTTACCCTTTACGCTGAATAGACAATGTTTATTGATAACGATTTTCCAAAACTGCTTGGTGCGGAACTTTATCGTCCCCACCCTGCATACATCGTGGAAATGGCTTGCGAGCCTGTGGTTGTCCACGATTTTACTAAGCAGCCTGGTCAAACTGTTCAGTTAGACCGTTACCGGTTCTTCGGTAATCCTGGCACTAAGACCAGCCGTGAGCGTACCCAAGATCAAACGATTGGTACTGCTAACAGCCGGTCTATTGTCAAGGATAAAGTGCTGGTGTCTCTCCGTGAGTATACCGGTCCTGCTGATCCGAATAACACCAATCTTCCGAGCACCTTTAAAATTGCTCGTGAGACCTTAATGACTGCTCAGCGTCTGCTTCTGGACACTGGCAATCTGAACATGTTCCACCAGTCCATCGGCAGCCTCACCCTGCTTGATGACTACCGTCGTTGGCGCGATCGTGTCTTCCTTGATGAACTCTTTAAGGCAGAATCTCGCGGTCAATCTTCTGATACCCAAGGCGGTTATTACTATCCTAATAACAAAGCCAAGACTGGTACTACTACTCTGACTGCCTACTCTGCTACTGAGTATGCTTCTGAGCGCTTTAAGTTCAATGTAAAGACTGACCTCCTCGAAGTGGTCAAAGGTCTTCGTAAGCGTAACGTTCCCGTCTTCGCTGATGGCTACTATCGTTGTATTGCTGATCCCTCTTTCATGAAGGATCTGCGTGCCGATCAAGGCTTCCGTGAAGTGGCGCGTTACCCTGGCATGGGTCAGCCTAATCCCCTGATGGGTATGATGGCTCCTAACGCTGCTCTCTACGGTGGCGGCCAGTATGGTCAAGCCCAATTCGTGGGTGGTGAGCCTGTGATGCCTTCTGGTTTTGTGTTTGAAGGTGTGCGTTTCTTCGAATCCACCAACTTCCCCTCCAAGTCCATTACTGTGGACATTGGTGGCGGTTCTGGTGCTATTTCTCATGATACTCCCCCGGCTCTGTTCTTCGGTCCCCAGGCCGTTGGTGTTGGTATCGGTGGTCCTAACGCTCAAGTCCTCATCAACAACAATGATGACTTCAGCCGTTTCATTATTCTTATCTGGCAACTCTACGCTGGTTTTGCTAATCTGAATAAGGACTTCACCACTGTTGCCTTTACCATTACTGAGTGATATAGGAGGTTAATTAAACAATGGCTACTTATCGTTCTGAAGCCGGTGCTGTCCTGCAGCCCGGTACTCAAATTAACCGCCTCTCCTCCTTCAATACTGAAGGTGTGTACGGTTGGCCTGGTATCGAAGCTTATGAGCTGATTGGTTATGCCAAGGTTGAAAACTTGGCTGCTGATAAAGCTAGCTATAAAAGCTTTGATCTGATTATCCCTTCTCCTGATCGTCGTCCTGATGATCGTGTGCGTGATAATCGTACTTCTATGGTTGTGCAAGCTTCTGCTGCACGTCCTGCTTACGTTTACGGTGCTTCTATTGCTATTGGTCAGGACATTCCTGCTGGTGGCGAGCCCGCATTCCCTGCCTCCCCCGTGACCGCTAACCTCGGCGGTACCACTGGTGAGTTCATTCTGTTTGGCCCTGATAACGCTGGCGCACCTTTGGGTGTTCCTACTACTCAGGCCAACGGTCTGGCTGCTGCTAGCGCCATCACTCCTGCTGCTGCAAGCTCTGCTTGGGCTCAAGGTGTTGGCGATACCACCGTCGGTAACATTCCTTTCTGGACTACTGTTACCACTGGCGGTATTGTGGCCGCTGATGCTGCAGATTCTATGTTCTACAAGGTGACTGCAGACACCACATTCAAAGCATACAACGTTAATGGCGTTACCTCAACAACTGTTGATGGTGACGGTGTTTTTATCAGCGCTGATGACTCAACTGCTGGTAAAGCTGCTTATATCATCTGCCGTGTGAACTACCTGCGCCCAGCTGCTCAGGTATCCTGGAATGATATTCAAGAGTTTATCGACTTTGCTTCTCAGCAAGGCGGCGACGACACTTGATCTTTTTAGATTAATTAAAATTGGGCTGGTCTTAGGATCGGCCCTTTTTTATGTTTATAGGTAAAGTTTGGTATTGTATTGATAGCCCTTATTGCTTTGATGCTTTATCAATACAAACCAACAGGTTCTCTTGTTGAAATGATCTCCAAACATGGAGATAGAATTGTGATGTGCGTTGATGCTCAAGATGAAGTTCTTTACGTTCATGAAGAAGATCTTCAACCCCATCTTGAAGCAACAACTGAAAAGATTAAAACAGAAGAACGTCTTACTGAATCTCTGAAAGCAGAAGGTGTTAACCCACCAATTCCTGCCAAAAAAGAGACATTCCCTGTTGATACTAGAATTAATATCAATACTGCCAGTGCACGTCAAATTGCTGATGCTCTCCCTGGTGTTGGTCTTAAAACAGCACGCGATATTAAAGATTTACAATCTTCCATGATGGGAGAGAAATTTTTGAAACTTGAACAATTACGTGCAATTAAACGTATTGATTGGGATGAAATCTTTAAAGAGAATCTTGTTCGTGTAGAATAATATTGGAAATAGTTATTTGTAATGCAGCTAGATAACTTCCTTAAGTCCAAAGTGCGATGGCACTTGGGGTACAATCAAACATCAATTCCTGCTGGTGATCTGGCACGACTTGAGGAAGCTGTTAGCAACATTCAAGATTCTTATTGGTACTCTAAAATTGTAGAGCAAGTTACGCGCTGCGATGAAGCAGAAAAGCGTACTGATATGACAGGTAGTGTTAACAATGACATTACTCCTGCTGGTCGCCGTGAAAACATTGCCGGTGATGTTGACCGTACCATCAGCACAACAGATTACAAAGAAACGTTGAAGACATGGACACAGATCTACATGTATGAATGTGATCGTCTTGCTCTACATCTTTACGTTCCAAACTATCGTAATCCAGAACAAGCACGTTATCGTTTTAATCGAGAAGGTGCTGAGTTTATTCAAGCGTTACCAGGTCCAGCTGATGTTGCTGTTGGTACCAGGATTTATTTTGCTACTGAAGGTAGGTAATCATGGCAAATCCAAGACGTGTTCTAGACATTATTGGTAAGTATGAATCTGATCCAGTTGGTGGTTACCAAGCTGTTAATCAAATTGGAGTTGCAGGTGGTCGCGGAGTTTTAGGTTATAGCGGTGACATCCGCAAAATGAAGCAACATGGTGGCCGTCCTCTCACTGATATGACTGTTGGTGAGATTATGAATCTACAAAAAGACACAGGAATTTCTAATTCTGAATGGATTAATAAAGGAAAACTACATGCAGTTGGACGTTATCAATTTATTGGTCCAACTTTAAGAGAACGGGTTTCAAAACTTAAAATTGACCCCAGTCAAAAATTTACTCCAGAACTTCAAGATAAATTAGCCTTAGATTATATTAAAGAAGCGGGAAGTATTAGTCCTTGGATTGGACCAAGCGATAAAGCAACAACTGCTGAACGCGCAGACATTAGTGCATTTTTAAAAAACCCTAATCAACCCATAACACCAAATCAACAAAAAGAATTTAAACCAGAGACAACACAACAAACGGTTCCCACACAAACAACGCAGACTCAACTACCTGGTCAGCCAATTAACATCAACTTAATTGTTCCTGGGGCAACAACACAGAAAGAAACTAAAGATGATCTTGGTTCTCAATTCTTGAAATACTATATTGGTAAAGGTTTGGAATCTCCTCAAATGTTTACAGGACCTAAAATTGATCCTATAGGGCTTCTTACAAAAGCTTTTTCTGGCTCTACAAATTATTTTAGTTGATTATGGCAAAGAACAAAATGCCTCCTGAGCTTCTTGAACACTTCAAGAAAAAAGCTGCTAAGAAAAAAGGTAAAGGTGTAGAAACAGATGAAAACAAAAAAGAATCTGATAACTCACGTCGCAAAGAAGCAGTAAAGAAAGCTCGCGTTAAGATGGAAGAAAAGAGTCGATCTAATCGTGACAAGCAAAAAAAAGCTAATCAAGAACGCTCTTAAGCAGCCTGAGTTCTTTGCACCAGAAGAAATTATGTATATGCAGTTCTGGCTTTCAGAACATAAACGTCAAAAGCAGGCAAAAAAATTGAACAAACATCTTGATGTTTGATCAGCTAAAATAAAAACAACATAAGGTAGAAACATTGGCAGCATCAAGTTCCAATAAGCAACCACTTTTGGTTGACCGTCCAGCGTCCTCTAGTACACTACTGACTGTTGCATCTGGTCAGTTGTTTGCTACCAGTTTAATTCCAACTGCAGTTGGCAATGCAACAAAAGTTTTTGATGTTGATTCTGCATTGACAGATACATCAATTAGTGGTGCTTATATTGATGAGATTTATCTTCGTTACACCAAAGATGTTAACCTTTTTGTTGATGCCAAAACTGCCCTGACTGGTACCTATGTTCAGAGTAATGATGGTTCTACTTTAGGTACTCCTGGTACTGTTTTAACTGTTACTGCTTCCAACCATAACTTGAAGGTTGGTCAAAGCCTTTATTTAAACTTTACCAGTGGTACAGCAACTGATGCTGAACTAACAGTTACTGCCATTACCGGCACCACATTTACAATGACTGCTGGTAACAGTCTTGATACTTCCGGTAACGTTAATATTTACAATCCAATTGATATTTGTTTCTACGCTGTTAATACCGGAATCATTACAAGCACCAATCAATTCTTGCCTTTGTTTGTGGTTAATGTAGAAGCAACTCCTGCAGATCAAAATTACAGTTTAACGCTTAAAGAGAAACTCCCTCTTATTAATCATCCAGTTCCTCACGCTGGTTCTAACTTTGGTTCTGCTAACAATGAAGTAGCACCAAAAATGCGTGGATTGATGCTTCCTCGTGGTATTGCTCTTTATGCTGCAGTTAGTGGCACTACTGCGCTGACCAATGGTTTTTACGTTAATGTCCAAGCTGGTTACTATTGATGCAAGATAATCGCAAACAAGACAATATTAATTGGCGTTTAGCTGTTAACATTGCCAATAATTGGCGAAGAATGATGGGTGTTCCTGAGGTAAATTATCTTTATCCAGGATCACCAGATAAAAAGTTAAGTATCAATGCCGCGTAAAAAAAAGAGTTTTGGTGGATCTTTTGATGCTAGCTTCAAAGGATTTGATGATGTAAGTAAAAAGAGTAAAAAGAAATATGATCTTGGAGATAATGATCCTTATAAGTTCACACCAGATGATTACTCTGTAACCAGCCGCATTAGATTTTATGATCACGACAGCCTCTGGTCTAGATGGAGGCGTGGTTACGATTTATACTGCATTACTCAAACGTACTTAGGATCTAATGCCACAGAACGCAACACCCGTGGCGACTTTAGGATGTACGTTGCTTTCCAGCAGTTTCCTGGTGTTTTTATTCCAGCACGAGTATTTACGTTCCCAAGCAGCAATCCAGAAATTGGAGAACAGATCGTTGCTGTTCGTGATACGAATAGTTTTAGTTTTTATAACTTTGGGTTACCTATCGAAAGTGTTCGTTATCTAACAGCACCCACACCTGGAAACTATTCTCAGACTGGGACAACTATTATTGTCACACTAAATGAGCATGGTTTATATCCAGGAGAATCTGTTTATCTTGTTTTTACTTCAGGTGCTGGTGTAAATGAAACGCTTACAATTACATCAACAACATTAAATACATTTACCTGTACTGCTTCTGCTTCTGTTACTACTAGTGGCAATGTTCAGGTCCGACAGAACACAACATTTGATAATCCAGTGTGGACAGAGATGCGTGTTGCTTTACGCTTCTTGCCCACACCTGTTAATTTTTTTGGTGGTGAACGTTTAGCTGATCGCGTCATTGAACGTGATCCAGGTGTTGTGTTCAATTACTCTCAAACTGGTACAACTATTACAGTTAACTGTTCTTCCGCCCATGGTCTTTCTAACGGTAATAAGGTACTTCTTGTTTTTTTTACTGGTATTTCTATTCCAGGTTTATACGATGTTACTGTCACAAGTTCAACACAATTCACTGTTACATCTGTGGCGCCAGCAACAACTTCAGGTACTGGTGTTTTAAGTAGAAGAATTCGTGGTTACAATTACAATGATTATGTAGGTTACACCGTTACAGGCGTTGACATTACAACTAATGAAATTTTATTTCAACGTGATGATAGCTATGGTAATCGTATTTTTGACCCTGAAACAGGGTTGCCTGCCACCCAAGGCATCACAAAAACAATCACGCCAGCGTATCGAGGTTTTGAAGTTGGACGCTACTTAACAACTGAGATTCGTTATCAATGCACCTGTCAAGATTTTTTACGCCGAGAAAATTATAACTTTTACAAAGATTCTTCTAAAAGTAAATTTCCAAGAACACCAGGAAATATTGTTAAACCTGGTCAACGTTTAAATCGTGATGGTAATGTTGTTAACACCAGAGATAATGTTGGCGTTTACAACGACTTTGGTTATGTCCCTGTCAATAATTTTTATGAATTACCTGGTTATGAAGATAAGGCAAATTTTTCCTATCCCAACTTACTTTATTATCAGGCAAGGTGGTGCAAGCATATCTACGCTGCAATGTGGTCTGTTGTTCATGATGAAGGTAATGATTCAATTAATCTCAATGCACGTTATGAACAAGCAGATGGACCTAACATTATAATCAATGCAGAAGGACATGACCTTGGAGTCAACACAAGAATTGAATTAGATTTTACAAGCGGTAACGCAATTTCTGGTGAATACACTGTTACGCAAGTTATTGACGACAATAATTTTGTTATTATTTATCCGTTCAGTCAAACTACAAGTGGTTATTGCACTGTAAGAAATCTTCGTAACCATGAGTACGTTAATACGTGGCTTTTAGAACCTAATGACCAACCTATTGGCGATGCCTTAATTAAGTTCTATGAACGACTGACCAAAGAAAATGAACGCACAAAAGAGCAAGCAGAACGTCTTGCTATGATGAATTACGGTATGCCTTGGACTGGCGCTAAAGAAATTACAGGTGCGCGTAATCAACCAGAACAGGTTGGAAACTTTGATGCGAATCTTATTAGCATGATGATGACAGATGATATTAGAAGAGAAAGCAATGAATTGAATCGTGATGGCGTAAGGGTTAATACAACAACAAATATGTTGTTGATGATGAATAAAGTATTTAATATTGATCAAAACTTAATTCAAGATACCAAAATTGGTATGCTGGATCAACCACTTACGGATTACACCAGTGACTTTCAGTTTGGTGAGATTGATGGTGGTAAATACCTAAATGGACAACCAGTTCCATCAGGAGTTAACAGTACATTAGATTGTACGACCTATGATCCGTTTGTTCCGCAGGCCATCATTGTTGATGCTGGCATCTATCTAAACACTTGATATGACCATTCAAATCCTTAGCAGGCGTTCCACTCTTCTTAATGACAGACCATTCCCAATTCGCATTGGTGATGGAGAGCTAGCATTAAATCTTAATCCTGCTGATCCGGGTCTTTACTTTGCGGATAGCACCGGAGCACCTTCTACAGGGCTCATCAAGGTTGGTCCGGTTCATGTAGACTCAACGCCACCTAACGCAGCACCTACAGGCTTTATAAACCTTTCTAAAGGTGAGCAGTGGCTTAATACAACCTCAAGTCCTATTCTTAATATCCATGATGGAACCTCCTGGCAACAACCTAAAGCAGTTGCTTCCGTTAGCTCTGGTTCTTTTCCCACTATTCCTATTAACGGCCAGCTTCATTACGATGAATCTGTTACAACTTTATACATCTATCGCACATCTACTGCCAGCTGGACTGCAATTTAATCCTTTGCTTGCTTAATCATAAATTCCCAGATACGATCTAACTTTTGATTAAGACCATTCATTTCTCGAATGTAATCTTGCTTAAGGACATAATCTCTAATCATATCTTCTTCTACATCATCAATTTTATCTTCTAACTCATCGAATTTTTTTTTAATTTTTTCGTTAAAAGTGTTTAATGCTCTGCCTACGCCAGTGAATGCAGCAAAGGCACTTGTAATTATTACGGCAATAATTTCAGGTGCCATTGTTCATTGCATTTATTCCTACTACTATTCTAAAGGATTTAACAACTTAGAATAAAAGAAATAATTTAAGGTCATATGGCAACAGGATATGAGCCCAACATAGAAGGCGCTCTTGCTGTCCTTGTTGATCTTATGGTTGGAGAGGGCATAACCATGGCGCGTGGACCTTACGCTCTTAACTTCAGGGGTCTAGTTGATGCTTTAATTGATTTAAAAGAAAATTACCCAACCAGAGTACCTAGTAGTTTTGAACTTAATTTGGTAGCTGGTGAAAACATTTCTCAAAGTCAAGTTGTTTACATTGACGTTTCTAATGGTGAAGTCTATAAAGCAATTGCAAGTGGAACTGTAAATGAAGCAACAGTCTTAGGTTTTGCAAAAGAAAATAAAAATGCAGGACAAGTAATTAGTATTCAAGTTGGTGGCATTCTTTCGTTGTCAGGATTGGATGAAGGAGAGATTTATTTCTTGTCTGCTGCCTCTGCTGGTTCAATTACATTGACACCACCTTCAACTGCTGGCCAGTTTGTAACTAGGGTTGGAGAAGCTGGTAGTACAGCACAGATGTGCATTAAACCTGAAGTTCCTATTCTCTTAAGCTAATATTATGGCAACTCGTAAAGCGCTAGCATTAGTCAGTGGTTATTTTGAGGAGGTCAACACTCCTACAGATAAACTTGATTTTGCTGGCAATACTACTACTGATTTAACTGAGGGCACTAATCTTTATTACACTGACGCACGCGCACGCGCTTCAATTTCTGTTACAAATACTAGCGGCAATGGTTCTTTAAGTTATAACAACAGCACTGGCGTCATTACCTATACAGGTCCATCTGGATCTGCATCTGAAATTCGTGCTCACTTCAGTGTTGCTGCTGGATCAGGTTTAACTTATGACAGTGGTACGGGTGAGTTTGGTACCAATGCCATTCCCAATGCTCAGCTTGCTAATAGTTTAGTAACACTTGGTAGCACCCTTGTTAATCTTGGTGATACTAAAACAACGCTTTCGGGTTTTACTTTAATTGAATCAGCACAATATAACGTTAACGGTCTAGGGATTCAATTTGAAGGCATAACACCAGATGGTTTTGAAACCTCTTTAGTTGTTGAAGATCCAACAGCTGATCAAATAATTACACTGCCTGACTCTACAGGTACAGTTGCACTACTTGAATCGTTAAGTGCAACCAATACAGGATCTGGTTATGGTTCACTGTCTTATAACAATACTACTGGGGTGTTCGATTTCTCAGTTGTTACTGATGCTAACATCCGTGGTTCTATTTCTGTTACGGATGCAGGTGGAGATGGATCTTTATCCTATAACTCTGGAACCGGTGTTATTACTTACACTGGCCCCAGTGCTAGTGAAGTAAGAGCACATCTTAGTGTTGCAGTTGGTTCTGGATTAACGTATAACTTAGGTACTGGGGAACTTGGTACCAGCAACATTCCCAACAGCCAGCTGCAAAACTCAACCATCACAGTAGGTTATAGTTCAGTAGCGCTGGGTAGCACTCTGACAACAATTGCAGGATTGACTTCAGTTACTTCGGCTGCATTGATTACCAATGATAATGGTTTTAGGGTACGAGATAATGGTGACAATACAAAACAACTTGCTTTTGAATGCTCTAGTATTACAACTGCAACGACACGTACAATGACAGTTCCAGATAGCAATGGGACAATATCAACAGAAGATTTTGCTACTGCTGTAGCTATTGCATTAGGATAGAATTATGTCAACTCAAGTACAATTTCGTAGAGGTACAACTGTAGAGCACTCAGGTTTTACTGGTGCTATTGGAGAAGTTACGGTTGATACCGTCAAACAAACTTGTGTTGTCCACGATGCCACACAAGCTGGTGGTTATCCTCTTCTCAGAGAAGATTGTACCAATGCAGCTCTATCTCTTGGTTCACTAACAAGTTGCGCTTTAAAATTTGCTGGTGATTCTGATACTGGTATCATTAGTACAGGTACAAATCAAATTGCACTTGTTACCGGTGGGGTTGCTAGACTTACAATAGATGGATCAGGTGCAGTTACTATTCCAGGTAACTTAATTGTCTCAGGAAATCTTACTGTGAACGGATCCTTTTCTTCTACTGACCAGCTTGCACTTATTGTTGCTTTAGGCTGATATGGCAAATACTTTTAAAAACGATACAAAGTCAAGCCTCGTAACTGCTGTTATTACTGATGCATCAGCAACAGTAGTTACTGCCGGTAGCACTGCAACACTTATTATTCTGGGTTTTCTTGCTTCCAACAAAACAAATACCAGTGCCAATGTTGATGTTTATATCGATAAAAACAGTGGTGATAATGTTTATTTGATTAAAGATGCTCCTGTTCCCGCTGGTTCTACACTCGAAATTATCAACGGCAATAAGATCATTCTTGAATCTAGTGATAAGATTCAGGCACGCTCTGGAACAGCAACTGCAATTGATTTAACTGTTAGCTATCTTGAGCAGACACCATAAGGAGAATAGTTATGGGTTTAACAACTATTTCTAATATTGGTAACATTGAAAAAAAAACGGAAGATTTAGAACATTATATTTATTTTTTAGAAAAAAGAGTCAGCATATTAGAGTTAAAAATTTATGAAATTCAGCACCCAGAAAAAGTTCTACAGCTTGATGACTCTTCTTGGGATAATATTAGAAAGAAGCGAGATTATATTTTAAAATCAACAGATTGGGTTATGACGCCAGGATCAACCTTGGACCAATCTCAATGGGCAGCTTATCGACAAATTCTTAGAGACATTCCTCAAAAGTATTCTAAATTGAGTTCTGAATCTGTTGTATGGCCTAAACAACCTTCTTTTGCTGGCCCTAGTGCAGATCCAGTAAAATAATAAATAACAAGATTAAAGGAAAACCGTGTATCTAGGTAACAATCTTCAAGTAGCATTTCCCAGCTATACAAATATTGATGATATTAGTGGCTCTTTTAATGGCGCGACTACTTCATTTCCTTTAACTGTAAACGGCTCTTCTCCTGTTCCCTTTCCTTTATCTAGCAATCAATGCTTAATCTCTGTCAATGGCGTTGTACAGCGTCCAGATGACAGTGGTACTGAAGGTTTTAGGTTGAGTGGCGGCAATATTATTTTTAGTTCTGCACCTGGTTCTGGACAAGATTTTTTTGGCGTAATTCTTGCTGGCGCTGACTATGTCAATGTTGGCGCTACTTATCCTTCTGGGTCTAGTGCTGTTCCTAGCATTACATTTGATTCCGACCTAGATACAGGTCTTTATAACCCTGGCGCTAATCAACTTGGCATAAGTTGCGGTACAACTACCAGTGCAATATTTACTGCTACTGGCTACTCCTTCTTAGCAGGTAGCGCAGCATCTCCTGGACTATATCCTGCAGACGACACTAACACCGGTCTGTACAGCCCTGGCGCTGATCAAGTTGGTATTGCAACTGGTGGAACTTTACGTTTAAGTTTATCAACTACAGCAATTACACCAACGCTTCCTTTTCTTTCTCCTTTAGGAAGTAATAGCGCACCTTCTTATAGTTTTACTGGCGACACCAACACCGGTCTGTACAGCCCTGGCGCTGATCAAGTTGGCTTGACAACAGGAGGTACAGATCGTCTGACAATTGACAGTAGTGGTAACGTAGCAATTGATACAAATGTTCTTTATGTTGATGCTGCCAACAACCGTGTTGGTGTGGGCACTGCTTTTCCCGCTGCTAATACTAAGTTTGATTTAAGTGGAACTTACGCAGCAAATATTACGGCTGTAGCAAATCTTGATATTGATTGCAGTACAGCAAATTATTTCACTAAAACCATTAACGCTAATAGTACATTTACATTTAGCAATGTTCCTTCTTCCAGAGCATATTCTTTTACGCTTGAAGTTGATGTGACTGGAACGAGCACTGCCATTACATGGCCTGCGTCTGTCAAATGGCCTGATGATACGGCACCGAGTTTGACAGATACGAAAACGCACTTGTTTATGTTTGTCACGAATGACGGCGGCACGACATGGCGCGGCGCTGCGCTTGTTGATTACACCACCTGAGGAGACTAATCATGGATCCTATTACACGCCCAATGTTCATGGGGGCTGCCGGGGAGGAAAGTCTTATCGGCACGTTTCTTGAAGGAGGGTATTTTGCTGGATACATTAGCCAAACTGCAGATGGTAATGCAACGCATGGCCTTATTGTTGCACCTGCGGCTTCTGGCTATAACGGCGGATCAACGTTGCAATGGCAAACAACAAACACCAGC